TTATTTAGATTGTAAAGGAAGATTTACACGAAACGATTTTATCAACGGAGTTTATACATACTCGTGGGATAAAGCAAGATGGGAGAGATTAAAAAGAGAAGGTTGGATAGAAACTTGGAGACATAGAAATAGAACGACTGTTATGTACTCTATATTTAAAACCTCGTTTAAATGCTCGCAAATGATAACTAGAGTATATAGAATACTTTTAGGCGAAGAAGATATGCCTACATCAGAAAGAAGTGTATTTTATAATAACAAATCATACACAGATAAAGTTTATAATAAAGCTATAGATGATATGATAAAAGATAAAGACAGATAATATGGCATTCAAAATGAAAAACCCAATAGGTAATATAGCGAATACTAAATCACACGGTACTAACGCTAACTTTGCTAAAAGTGGTATAACAAAAGACGGAGCACCGTTTATAGGTGGTTTAGTTAAAGGAGCTTTAGGTGTTGGTAAAAAGTTATTAGGCGGTGGTCTAAAAGGAGTGATGGGAGGTATTGGTAAAAAACTCATGGGAGGCATGGGTGAGAAAGTAGGAGGTATTGGTAAAAAACTCATGGGTGGAATTGGACAGGAGGCACCACAACAAGAAGAATCAGCCAAAAAAGATCCATTTGCGAATGAAGAACCAAAAAGATATGGTCCATCAAAAGAGCAAAAAGAAGATACATCAGATACACGTTCCCCTCAACAAATAATGAGAGATAAAAAAGCGTTTGCGGATAAATATTTTAAAAAATAAATTATGGCATTTAAAATGAAAAAGCCTATATGGCATGGTACGGATTCTCATAAACAAGCTGTTAAAAGTGGTGCACCATCTACAAGTGTACCTATTGCTAATTGGGGAGATATAACTAATCAAGGAGATGATATTGAGGTTAAGCCTGGTGATGATCCAAACGCTACGGTGGAAGGTACTTCTAAACTAACAACAGAAGGACCAAAGGGAGGTTCGGCTATTGATAAAGCAACAAATGAGAAAGTAAATAAAACTAAAACCGAAAATACAGATGAACCAGAAGATAAGTACAATGAAGATGGAAGTAAAAAAGAAGGAAAAAAGTGGCACGAAAAGAAAGCTTGGAGAGAAAGTGGTATTGGCTCTATAGTAGAAGCTGCTAAATCAATTGGAAGAGGTATAAAGAACATTAGAACTAAAAATAAAGCTAAAAAAGCAAAATCACTTGCAGACGCGAAAGCAGCTGTTGGTTCTGGTTCTGAAACTTTAAAACAAGCTAAATTAGTTGAAAGAAATAGAAAGAAAACTGATAGAAAAGCAAAAAGCGATATTAAAAAAGCTAAAAGAGATAAAAAGAAATTAGCTAAATATAGAAAGAAAAACCCAGTAAGAGGTAAAGAAGCTGTAGATTTAGTTACAGGTGGAGGTAATAAATCTTTGGTATAATGGGTTTTAAACTAGGTAAAGAAAAAGGTAATTACGCTATAAATGGTGAAATCAAAACAAAAATGAGTTTTGGCAAGTTAAGCGGGGATAGTGATGTATCTGTACCTGGTGTACCTATTATAAGAAAAAAACTAGGTCAAGATATTATGGGTGAAGCAAATATGGATGGAAGTATATATTTGAGTGAAAATATAATACCCGGAAGTAAAGAAGAACAAGAAGTACTTATTCACGAGATGAGACATGCTACCGACATGCGAATAGGTAAATTAAAGTATATGGATAACTATATAAAATATAATGGAGAGACATATGCTAGAAAAGATATAGAAGGTAAGGATATGATTAACTACGATGGTAAATGGATCCAAGCTGGAAGTACTGAGTTCCCTTGGGAGCTCGAGGCAAACAATGGTAATAAATAACAATTAAACAAATCAAAACAAAATGGCAACATTAACACCAACATTAACACTTGCTAGTACTGACATATCAGCTAGCGAAACATTAAATTTAACACTAACAGATACTTTGTCTGTATTAGGACCTGTGCAAACTAAAAGAGTGGCAATTGACTCTGCTGCATCAGATCTAGAGGCGACCAACGTGATATTATTAGCGGCTAGCTATAGTAAATCTTATGTGTTATTATATAATACTTCTACAGCAGCTTCAGGAGAGATTATAACAGTAGGTACTGCAGTAGCTTCAGGAGGTACGAGTGATGAAGACTTATTAGCTACAGCATCACAAATGTCACTAGCTCCAGGAGAATGGGCATTTTTTCCTTGGGAATCAGATATAAACTTAGCAGCTGATGCTTCTTCGGGAACACCAGTTCTTGAAGTTAGAGTATATCAATCAGCAGCTTAATAATAACACATAAATAAACAATAAAACATGGCAACATTAACACCAACACTAACATTAGTTAGTACGGATGCATTTACGCATCAACCAATAAATATCTCTGTAACTGATAGTTTAAGCGTAGTAGCTCCTTACACAGATTTGTCTAGAATAGCTGCAGCAACTAGCGCAGGAACAGAACTCATAGCGGCATCACAAGCTGTTGTAACGTACGTGTACTTAAAACATACAGGATTATTAGCAGCGGACGGGAATGAGACAACAAATTTAGTAACAATAGAAAACGCAGCTTCGGGCGAGGGTATAGCTACTTTAGCGGCTGGAGAATTTATGTTTTTCCCTCTAAAAGCTAGTGAAGGATTACAATTAATCTCAGCTACGGCAGCTGTATTTGTTGAGTACATCTATTTTAGTAAAGCTTAATATGTGGAGTCTATTTAAAGACAAAAACGAAATAAACGAAAAGAACGTTGTGGGATTCGCGTCTTTTGTAGTAATGTGTTTATTTGCTGTTGCTGACTTATTGACTAGTGTATTAGCAGATAAAGATTTAATTATAAATGAAGTTGTATACAATTCATTCGTATGGGTAACATTAGGATGTTTTGGTATTAGTTCATTTGAAAAAGTAAAAACAAAATAATATGGCATTTAAGATGAAAGGCTTCCCCCAGCACAAAGGGGTAAAACCACAAGATAAGAAAAAAGTTGATCCAGATGCACCTGGTACTCCAGGAAAACCTGGATACGAACCACCGGTAAAACGATCTGATTTAGACGCGAAAGGTAAGGCAATATGGGATAAGCATAGAGAAAGAAAACAACCTACTTACGAGGGAACTGACGAATACAGAAAAGAAAAGGACATACCTAAAAAAGAGTTTGAAAAAAGAGGTGTGAAGAAAAAAGGTGCTCCTAAAAAGAATGATGACGTTATGATAGGCCCAAAAGGTGGAGAACAATATCCAGCTGGTCAAATGACTGATGAAGATCCTGATACTCAAGGACCTGTAAGACCAGTTAGTAGAACTGGTCCAGCTACTGATGAAAGAAAGTTTGCTCATAACGAAAGAATAAACGATCTTGAAGATAAAATAGAGTTTTTGAATAACGATATTGAAGAACTTATGGCTGCTGACGATCAATCTAGAGAGGCGGCAAACAAGGTTAAAGAAATGAGAGCAAAGATTAAATCTTATGAAAGCAAAATCAAAATATTAGATAATGCTTAGTCAGTTATTCTCAGGTGGTGCTGCTGATCTAGTGAAAGGTATAGGCGGGGTTGTAGATAATTTACATACATCTGCCGAAGAAAAACTAGAAGCAGAAAGAAAAATAAAAGAATTAATTGCTAACTACGAGGTTGAAATGGAAAAGAACATTACATCTCGTTGGGAGGCAGATTTAAAATCAGACTCGTGGCTTAGTAAGAATGTTAGGCCATTAGTATTAATATTTTTAATAGTATGCACCATGCTATTAATATTCATAGATGCGGGTGCATTAAATTTCGAAGTTAAATCATCATGGGTTGATTTACTTCAATTAGTATTAATAACCGTGATCGGTGCTTATTTTGGCGGTCGATCATTTGAAAAAGTAAAAAAATAAAATTATGGGACAATATTTAGCAACAGTAAGACCTCGTATAGACGCAGGGATCGCAGTAGCATTTGGAGCAAACGACTTACTATTTGACTGGCATCGATTTGAGATTCCAGTAGGAGAAGCATGTATTAAAAACTTTAACATTATAATGCCTGGAACTAATACCGATGCTACTTCTGCAGAAAATGTATTAGATTTTACGTTTTTTATAGCAAGAAGCGTGAATGGTGCAGCTCCACCATCTTTAGGATCTGTTAATGCAGCTGTTAACAACGCTGCTGGTAAGATCGGATTCGCGGGATCTAAAAATCACATTGTATATACACAAACAGTTGACGGTTCTCTTATGGCTAGTGCAGCAACGTATACACAGGGTTATACTATTTTTTCTTCTGCAACCATGAATACTGTTTCAGCAACACAAGCAGCGCAAGTTGCAAATGCTTTACAACCTGGTGGTGTTAACATAGGTAACTCAACTTACCCTGGTAATTATAACGATTCAACATCCCAACCTGGTATGCAGAGTTTTTGGATTGCCGGTGTAGCTCATGGAGCATTTGACTTTGGAACAGGTGTTATACTTGATTGTGATAGCGCTATAACGCCTACAACTAGTGAAACTACGTTAACTTTAAAAACTGTAGATGCTGATGATGTGTTTTCAGTTGGAGATGAATTAACAGCGGCTGATGGAGATAAAATAGGTAAAGTAACAGAAGTTATTTCAGCAACATCAATAAAGGTTGATCGTGTTGAAGAAGAGGTTAGAGATGATGATGAAATATGTGTTAGAAATCCGATTATATTTAACTTCGGATTAGAATATTAAAATAAATTAAATTAACTTAAATTAAATAAAATGGCAACAACAAAAGTAAAAGGTACAAGTAAAAAAATTAAAGAACTTAAGGGTATTAAACCTGAAAAAGTTAGTGATAACGATCTACAAAAGATACAATCTATAGTTGGTAACATAAATAGATCATATGTAGAAATAGGTAGGTTAGAAGCGGGGAAACACAATCAATTACATATATTAGCAGGAGCGCAAGATGAATTATCTATGTTGCAAGACGATTTGAAAAAAGAATACGGTACTGACGATGTAAACGTTCAAACAGGCGAAATAAAATACGAGGAAAATGGCGAAGCTGATAAGAAAGATTAGTGTTGGTAAAGACTACAAAAATGATGCAATGCATTATTCAGTGGGTCAAGAGGTTTATGGAGGCCACAAAATCTGTGATATTTTAGAAGAACAAGATAAGTATTCTGTATATATCAGGAAAAACAAAGATGTGTTACCTTGGAAAGACTTTAACAAAAACATGGCGGTATCTGTAGAATACAATCTTGAATACTAATGAAGAGTGTTTACAACTTTGTTGTAAAGCCAATAGGAGAAAGATATAACAATACTAAAAAACTAGACGGGGGAGAAATAATTCTTAATACTGAGATTTTTAACCACCAATATGTTAATAGAGAAGCGAAGGTTGTATCAACTCCAAATATTGGTGATACAGATATAAAAACAGGAGATACGGTTATAGTGCATCACAACGTGTTTAGAAGATGGCACGATCAATATGGTGTAGAAAAAAACAGTAGAAGTTATTTTAATGAATCTACATATCTAGTAAACCACGATCAGATCTTTTTATATAAAAGAAAAACCAAGTGGATAGCTCCAAAAGGTTACTGTTTCGTAAAACCTTTAAAAGCAATAGATCAGTTTAATATTGAATCTGAAAAACCACTCCAAGGTGTTGTTAAATATTCAGACGGCACCGTTGAAGTTGGTGATCTAATTGGTTTTAGACCAGGTGGTGAATATGAATTTATCGTGGATGGCGAAAGACTATTTCGAATTTTATCTAATTTTATTACAATCAAATATGAATATCAAGGAAACGAAGAAGAATATAATCCAAGCTGGGCATAAAGCCGTTGAAGAGTTAATAAAAGTCGCTAGAGAAGCGATTGTAGATTCAGACGATGATATATCAGCAGATAGATTAAAGAACGCGGCGGCTACTAAAAAACTAGCTATATTTGATGCGTTTGAAATACTTAACAGAATTCAAGAAGAGGCAAACTTGCTTGAGGGAAAAACACCTGAGAAAGCAGAGGAAAAAGTTTTCAAAGGATTCGCAGAAGGTAGATCGAAATAATGTATACTCAAGATTTAGTTAAAACAATAGAGCCTATTAAGAAGACTACAATTAGTCGTCTTAATAAAGGTAAAAAATGGAAATATGGATACAATAAAGAACATGATGTTATCGTTATATCAAAAACTGGTAAAATTGGGGATATACTTGAAATCCAAAACCTTAGAATTGCTTTACCACCTGTGCCCATGCAAGTACATGGATTGCAAGAAAACAAATGGGTAAAAACAGAACAACCTAAGGAGTTATCTCGTTTAAAAAATATATTTGATTGGAGAAATTATCCAGAGGAAAAGAAAGACCAATGGTATGACTATATAGACGAAGAGTTCAAAAGAAGAGAAGAGGGGTTTTGGTTTATGAATAATGACAAACCGACCTATATAGTAGGTACACACTACATGTACTTACAATGGAGTAAAATAGATGTTGGAGCACCAGACTTTAGAGAGGCAAATAGATTGTTCTTTATATTTTGGGAAGCGTGTAAAGCAGATAAGAGATGCTACGGCATGTGTTACTTAAAGAACAGAAGATCAGGGTTTTCGTTCATGTCATCTGCAGAAACGGTTAATTTAGCTACCTTAGCAAGTGATAGTAGATATGGTATACTATCTAAAACAGGTGCAGATGCAAAGAAAATGTTCACGGACAAGGTTGTCCCTATATCAATTAATTATCCATTCTTTTTTAAACCTGTACAAGATGGTATGGATCGTCCAAAATCCGAGCTTGCTTATAGAGTACCTGCTAGTAAGTTTACGCGTAAAAAAATGGCGGCTACCGATGGGATGGAAGAAATCGAGGGATTAGATACAACTATAGATTGGAAAAATACAGGTGACAATAGTTATGACGGTGAAAAATTAAACTTACTAGTACACGATGAAAGTGGTAAGTGGGAAAGACCTGATAATATTTTAAATAACTGGCGCGTTACAAAAACATGTCTTAGATTAGGTAGTAGGATTGTTGGTAAGTGTATGATGGGTTCAACATCAAACGCTTTAGATAAAGGGGGTGATAACTTTAAAAAATTATACAATGCATCAGACGTCACTAAACGAAATAAAAATGGCCAAACAAAGTCTGGTTTATATTCTTTGTTTATCCCAATGGAATGGAACTATGAAGGATTTATTGATGAGCACGGATTTCCAGTGTTCACTACTCCTGGCGTCGATGTACTCGCCCCAGATGGTGAACTAATAGATGTAGGTGTAATAGATAGTTGGCAAAACGAAGCGGACGGTTTAAAAGGTGATCACGATGCTTTAAATGAATTTTATAGACAATTCCCTAGAACGACAGAGCATGCCTTTAGAGATGAAACCAAAGGAAGTATATTTAACTTAGTAAAAATATACGAGCAGATAGATTACAACGAGGAAATGTCAAGAACTTTTGGTGTTAGTCAAGGTAATTTTCAATGGGTAAGCGGTATTAAAGATACTCAAGTTATATTTTATCCAGATCCAAAAGGTAGATTTAAATTGAGTTGGGTTCCACCTCAACATTTACAAAACAAAGTAATAATTAAAAACGGTATAAGATATCCTGGTAATGAACACATGGGAGCATTTGGTTGTGACTCTTATGATATATCAGGA